AGAATATCATGTGGACAAACATATCGTTAAAATGCCTTTGGAAGCTGCACAGCTTCTATGCACGGCTATCTGGGTAGACCATCTTTTGGGATTTGTGCCTCGCGCACTGACAAAAGAAGAAAGTGCTATAGTGAATGAATCTAAAGCAAGTATCAAACACTTGCCTTTAGAAGAAAGACCTTTAACACCTTACTTACCAATGATGTATAACCACCCATGTACAATATGGACACGATCTTCATTAGACAACTTTGAATGGGTTCACTGCTATGCAAATGCCCTAAACGACGAATATTATTACAGGTATGGTAAATTACATAAGTCGGTAGAAGAAGTAATTAATAAACTACCAGAACCTAAGAATATGCCTCGTAAAGGTCAAACTCCTTTCGGTATGGCTATGCCAGATGAACTAAAAGACGAGAGTGATGTAGTTGGTTCGTATCGTTTATATTACCATACAGACAAAGCAACATTTGCTAAGTGGTCACATCGTGATAAACCACATTGGTGGGACGAAGGGCTTGCTTGGTATGATAAAAGGATAACAAGTGAATAAGTATAAATATAATGAGGACAAAATTATAGGTGATATTATTGAGCATGTAGACAATACCTACACACGACACTATGGAACTGGTAAGATTCAAACTACAGAGTTTGTAATTGATTCAGGTCATGGAGAAGGGTTTTGTGTAGGTAATATCATCAAGTATGCCCAAAGATATGGTAAAAAGAATGGGTATAACAAAGAAGATATACTAAAAATAATTCACTACGCAATAATTTTATATTTTATTAATGAGAACGAAGAAGAAAGATTACGAAAAATTAACTGATGCTAATATCAGTCATGTGATTGAGTTACTAGAGGCAGAGAAACCTATAACTAAAAAGGAAGCCTGCAATATATTAAACATAACTTACAACACTACAAGATTAGCAAACATAATAAAAGAATACAGAGAGACACAGAATTTTCGTGCTCAAAGACGAGCAGAAAAGAAAGGAACAGGAGCTACTAGAGAAGAAATAAAAGCAGTAGTTCAAGGTTACATTGATGGAGAAAACATATCTGAGATTGCTTCAGACTTATATCGCTCTCCAGCTTTTGTAAGAGGTATAATAGAAAGACTAGGTATACCTAAAAAATACCCAACAGATGGGTATAATTGGAAAGAAATAGAACTTCCCGAGCAATGCGTTGCCGAAAGATTTGCAGTGGGTGAGAAAGTCTGGTGTGTAATAAATAATACACCAGCTATCATTCAAAGAGAGTGGGTAAACCCAGATGGTCAGTATGGATATTTAGTTTATACTATTGAACCACCATTTGATTTTACAGATACTTTCTTTCCATATGTAAAACACGGTGGCAGGTATAGAAACTGTTTAGCCTGCAACTTAGGAAGTCTAGGACACTTGCAAGATTACTTGTAAGTATAGGAACAGTTTAATGGAAATATTTATAGCAGTATACATCAGCGGTGTTCTTACTGCAATGTACGGACTTTATTGGCCAGCTTTTAAAATAGTACGGGCAGTAAATCCAAACAATCTGTTAGTGAAGCATTGGTTAAGAGCTACTATAATTGTATTTCTATTTTTTCTTGTTACATTTCCTGTCTTAGTAATCGCACTAATTTTCCCAGAGAAAACAAAACGATTCATAGACGGATTTGCAAAAGGAGTTTTAAAATGAATTATTTATTAAAAGCAATTGTTAAAAAACTAGAAGGCGAGATAGAGATGGCAAAAGCCAATATTCTAACTTATACTAGAAATTCGGTAGGTATTGGGGAACACCCCGACATTGCCGAGGCGGTTGAGTCTCAAGTTGAAAAGATTGCACACGCAGAGGACAAAATTGCAACAATTAAAAAGCATTTTAAATAGGAATCAAAAAATAGTTCTTGACAAATGGTTATTATTTTCATATAATATATAAATGGAAATAAATCTATGAGTGACAGATTTTATCAACAAATGGTTTCTTCGGTGGGTTGGTGCCCAGGCTATCGTGGCACAGACACAATGGAGGAATACGAAAACAAATTTGGAAAAATTAGGAGAAAACGAAAAATGGCTTGGGACGATTCAAGAAAACAAGAGGCAGTTGATCTGTATACACAGGCAGACCCAACTCCAGAGACCTCTATGGAAATTGTTGCAGACATTGCCGATCAGATGGGCGAGTCTGTAAATGGAGTAAGAATGATTCTAACAAAAGCAGGTGTTTATGTTAAAAAGACACCAGCTGCTAGATCATCTTCAAATGGTAACGGCGGTGGTAGAGTGAGTGTTGCAGACGCTCAGAGTTCTCTATCAAGTGCTTTAACTGATGCAGGTATTGATGTTGATGATGCCATCATATCAAAACTTACTGGTAAAGCAGCTGTTTACTTTACATCTGTAGTTGAAAAACTAAATAGTTAATTTAGTTTTATAGCAGGGGCTTAGCCCCCTGCATTTTTTCATCTGTTAAAACAACCAAAAGTTTAACAATTCAAAAAATTTTGTTAGATTAAACTGGAGGAGCAATGACAAAAGATGAATTTAAAAAACGAATGGACGATGCAGGAGATGCATATGTTACATACCGAACTAAAAATAGTAAAAGATTAAAGTATAATATCTGTACAAGGGATTTTGAAACCCCTTACATAAAGAATAGAAAGAATAGGGCTAAAGAAAGCTCAAGTACTGTCTTACTCTTTTGTTGGGATACAGATTCCTATAGATTACTTGATCCGAGAAATGTAACAAAAATTCTTCCATTAAATAAGGTGGTCAAAAATGATTGATTTAAATACGCCGCCTTACTACGAAAAAGAAATATACTATAATGAAGATAAACATGAAAAGATATGTTTAACCATAAGCGTATTTAGAGATGTTGAGTGGCTTTCCATTCGTAAATATTATCAAGATTTTGATGAAGAATGGAAGCCAGGCAACGAAGGAATCTCTATGCCTTTAGACCTTGAAAATAGTAGACAACTCTTTGTTGGGTTAGTGGAAATCCTTTCGCTAGCTGAAAGCAAATCAATCTTAGAAAAAGAGTTCAAAGATATATTAGATCAAATATACCTCACCTAAAAATAGTTCTTGACAAATCCTCATGGATTTGATATAATATATGTATGATTATAAAAGGAAGTATTACACACGATTCATTTGGTCGCAAGCGACACAGCGTTTGCAGATCACAAAAAGGAAAATCACGATCACAGGATAACAAAACATTTCGTGGTCATTTTCCACAGTATAAAACTGACAATCACAGAGAACAATATCCTAGCATGACTATGGATAGCTATACTCCTGCGTCAGATACTTCTTACAAGCAGGAAACAAGTAAGAATTATACTGTATCTATTGCATACAACAAGGGAGCATATCAAGTTATCCCTAAATCTGATATTAAGTTTATAGGAAGATGAAGTTAAAAAACTATATAGAATATTGTGAAGAAAAGTATTACGAGGGAAATCCTGTAATACCTGATGATGTATACGATAGAATAAAAGTTCAATATGACACTGTAGGATATAAAATAAGTAGAGAGGATAGAATACCTCATGCTTTTCAAATGTATAGTCTACAAAAAGTGTTTGAGGGAGAGGACACACCACCTTCTTGGGCTAACGGAGAATCATGTGTGGTTACTCCAAAATTAGACGGAGCAGCAATTAGTGTATCTTATCATGGAGGCAATCTATGGAAGGTAATTACTCGCGGAGACGGTAAATTTGGTATTGATGTTACTAATCTAGTCAAACATTTAGTTCCTCCAACAATACCTAAAAATTATATGCAAATTACTGGAGAAGTGGTTGCTCCCAAAGAGATTCCCAATGCTAGAAATTATGCCGCAGGTGCATTGAATTTAAAAAGTGAAGAAGAGTTTCTATCAAGAAATCTTACTTTCGTTGCCCACGGTTTAGAGCCAGGCAACGGGAATCTCACCTATCTTGAAGATATGAAAGAGTTGGAGGACTTTGGATTTGATACAATTATTACTTGTAATGCAAGTATATATCCTCAAGATGGACAAGTATTTAGATTAAACAATAATGAGGCTTTTAATAACTTAGGATATACTTCACATCACCCAAGAGGTGCATTTGCTCTTAAAACCAGAGAAGAAGGAATAGTTACAACTTTACTAGATGTAGAGTGGAATACAGGAAAGTCTGGAGCAGTTTCTCCAGTAGGTATTCTAGAGCCTATCGTAATTGATGGAGCAACTATATCAAGAGCAACTTTACACAATGTAGGCTTTATAAAAGGACTAGACTTACAAATAGGTTGTAAAGTAGAAGTTATAAGAAGTGGTAAAATTATACCAAAAATAGTAAGGAGAGTAGAATGATCTGGTATCCTGAAAGCATGATTATGGAAGAACACAGATTGTGGGTTCATGAACAGCTACGAATAGAAAAAAGAACAGGAATAAAGTTTGAAGATAAAAGTTTAGATTTCTTCAGACGACATATATTTGAACCAACACTAGAGGAGATATATAATGAGAATGAATAAAGGAAGAAGTACTTATGATCTATACCATATATTTAGAGGTGGAGACAGAGTAGCAAAGGTTTATAATACTGAATCTGGTTTTGAAGTAGAGCTTTATGAAAACGATAAGCTAATAGAAACAAGAGAGTTATATGAACATTCAGAAAGTTATGCAGAAGATTGTGCAGAAAACTGGGTAGACGGGCTTATAGAATGAAGTATTTATGGACAGTATGGGCAAAC